CTGCTGCGTACCCGTCAACATCTACGGCTTTATGTGAGGCAATGCCATGATCATGATCAACTACGACCCGGACACCCGGGTGGTACTTTCCGGCGGCGAAGTAAACCCGCGCTATGCGCTCCAGCAGCTCCCGGACGGGGCGGCCTATGTGGACGCCCTGCCCGAGGGCGATCTGAGCGGATACCAGTACATCAACGGCGCTTTTGTGCCAATCAAACAGGAGGACGATTATGCAGCAGGTCAGAATTGATTTTGATAACCCCGGGCTCCCTCAGAGCCTCGGTGTCGTTGAGGGCGAAAGCCAGAGCCGTATCTTTCAGGCGGCGCTCTACAAGAGCGGCGCGGCCTATACGGCCCCGGCTGGCGCGGTGTACAGCATTATGTACCGTGGCTTCGGCCCCCAGAATCAGGGCTGGTATGACACCATCGAGGACGGCGCGGGCAAGCGTGCCGCCTGCACCGTCTCCGGCAACGTCGTCACCTGTGAGCTGGCCCGTCAGGCCCTCCGCGTCCCAGGCCATCTGACCGTGGTGCTGTGCGTCTCTGACGCCAAAGGCTATATGCTCAAGAGCTGGCCCATCATGGCGGACGTCAGAAATGACGGGTATGAGGATACCGGAGAGATTGAGATGTACTTTAATCTTTCCGGCCTCGCTGGAAACTACCTCACCCAGCTGGAAAAAGCCATGACCGACGCCGAAGCTACTAAAAACAATCTTATTGCTACATCTACGCAAGTCCAAAAAGACATCGACGCCAAAGCCGCAGAGACACTCAAGACCATCCCGGAGAGCTATACGGAGCTTGATGGGAATGTGAAGCAACTAAAGGAAGATTTAGCTAGTGTAAAAAATTTGGAAAAAACAAAAAAAAATTTTAATAATTGGGCAAATGGAACATGGAACAGAGGTAGCAAACCTAACTACACACCAACATTTATTCGTAAAAATGACAGAATAGCATTTGCAGAACTGACTTTCTTGCAAAAGGGGTCTGAAATTTCTGTTGAAAAATATGATGGTCAGAAATATGCTATTGCAAGATGGACTAAAAACAAAGACGTTTGGACAAATGTTGAGTATTCAGATTGGTTTACGGACAATCAAATTAGAAAAATTGAAGAGGATGAATATTTAAGCGTTACCTGTGCAATGGCAGATGGGACAAGTAATATTACAAAAAATGATGTTCACATTATTGTACGTCTTTATGAAAATTATAACCTTTTAGATGCAATCAAGCCCAAAACCGACTTAAAACCATATTTTGTAGAAGAACTAAATGACACTATTAAAAAAATTAATGCTTTACAAACAGAGCCTTGTCTTGTATTTCCGCTAATCACAGACATTCATTACGACCCACGTTCATCCATTCTGCAAAATTTCAACGATACTATTACGATTATCAAAAAAATGAGCGAAAATATTAGTTTCGACTTTATTTTAAATTTAG